CTTGAGTATAAAGAAAGTCCTTTGGAACCATAGCTTTTACTATCATGGCTTCCACTTGCTCCTTGGTCAGGAACATAGTCTTGGCAATTTCCTTCTTAGACTCAGAAACTTCAATACCTAAATATTGAGAAATAATATTTCGTTCTGTTTTTCCAAGAGGAATCTCTTCCAAAGGTTTCACATCAGGAATTAATACTGCCGGGGCATGTAAGGGTAAATTACTCTTTTCATGCAAGAAGGGACACGAGACTCCATTCTTACAATTTCCTTTTGCGAAAAACAAACACACAGCTTTCTTTGGTTTCTCATCTCTCATGTACCACAAACGCAACGATGATATTGATACAATCATTACGAATATGGCACTAAAGGTGACAATGGGATGTGAATCCATGCTTTGTTTAAGACTATTCAAATGCAGAATGGCTTCCTGCTGAGCCCAAAGGCGATGTAAACCAGCCCATGGATCAGCATTTGCTTCTTTCTTTTCATCCTCTTCTCGAGGATTAAAGCCAATTCCTGCACGAGGCATTCTATCTGCTACAACTCTTTCAGCCATAGCAAGATCCTCCTCAATAGCTTCACGGACAGCGCGAGGCATAATTTGTTCACGACCAAACCACGCACTGTAAGCATCATATCCCATAAAGACAGCTTTAATTGAAGCAATACCAGCAGATACATACTTCCATAACTTAACAGCACCATCAGGCCCATATTTCAGAGCTAGTGGAGCAATAAAAGCCACAGACAATGCACTAAGAATATTCAATCCTTCCTCTTTCGAGGGCAGTGCTTCCTTTTGTTCCTTTTGTTCCAGCTTGTCTTTTTCCATCTTCAACTTGTCATCAAAATGCTTTGAAATTGTTCTCTGATTCACAATCAAAGACCACAACTGCATACAAGCACCAATAATTCCAAGTAGAACATCGATAGTCACGGCACCAATCACGAATTGAGCAATAGAAGCGGCATCTTGGCCCACATATCGCGCATTTTGCACGACAGCTTCCTGCATAGCTCGGGCTGATGAATCAATACGATTACCAGCAACACTAGCCATATGCAGTGCACCATTTGCCACATTATTCAAATCTCGTGAAGCTGCTTGAGCTTCCACGTGAACAGCATTAATAAGTTGTTCTCTCATCATCCGGACTTCACCTTCAGCAGCAGCAAGACGACCATCAAGATCCAGACGCAATTGATGCATCTGATCATTCATGTTGTCCGCCATCTGCCGAGCATTTTCGACGATTTCGAATTGCACATTTTGTGCACCAATCCTCAATCCTTCCATCCTAACAATGAACATATCATATTGTCCACGCAACCAACGACACCAATCCACGACACCATAACACAGCCACACTGCAAGCCAAACAAACAAGGCCACTGCAGTAACAACACCAACACCATTCATCACACCAACAAAACTAAAGTCAAGGGGGATTTGAAATATGGAAGTTTCATTGATACGAGGTTGAGATACGG